CAAATATAATTGTCTCTTTTGCTAATTGTGAAAATACTGCAACATCAACGCCAGAATAGTACATAAAGAGAATACTAACCACGCTAGTTAAAGGTATACCCAGAATCAAAGCGCCCAACGTAGGATTACCACGCTGAGCTACAGTGACTACACTGGCGATAATAATACCACCAATTATTGATTTAAGTATGAATTCCATTAGTCTTCTTTTGGAATTTTTCTTTTTGGTGGCTTTCTAAATTTATACTTCATATCTGCTGCATCAGTGCCTAACCCTTCAGGAATAGATTCTATTTTTCCACCCTTCTTCAAAAACTCTTGTACTGCCATTTCTACATCATTGCGATCTTTTGTTGACTTCTCGGTAGGTTGCCGTGTGATACTCATAAAAATCTCCTGTTTGTTATTATAGTATATTTATCATAACAAAATATCTAGAGTTTGTCAATTAAAAAACCCAGCACATTACTGTACTGGGTCTTCTTTCCCTATGATATAGGGAATAGCATAAAAAGTAGTTGTAATGAGAGTTGAGAGGGTAACAATCTATCTTTTTATGTTATAGTTATATACTAGCATACTATTATTAGTATGTCAAGTTTTTTTTACATATTATTTTTCTTTTCTTGAATTTCTGCGCGGCGTGCCTTGGTTAGTTTACCGATATCTCCTAGTGCTTTACGAGCCCTTGCGGCTGCTGCTTTTACTCCCTTTTCTTCAAACGATGCATGTTCTTTAATATATACTTCAATTTGTTCTAAAATTTGTTCATGATTTGTCATTATTTTCTCCTATATGACGATATCTATTTAAACACTGGGTTCTAGTGTTTCTGTTTCTTGTGCAAATGTAGTGAACCCGTTTTCTTTAACTACATTCAATACATCACTAACTCTACCCACAAGTTCATCTCTATGGGATACTAGAAATAGTGAACGTCCACTATCTCTTACCATTTTCTTTAGTACGGCGAGTGATGCTTCAACACCATTGGTGTCCATTCCACTGTCAATAAGTTCATCAATGAATAATACATTGATCGTGCTGTACAGTGATTCGAATATATCACGGAATGCCCATGATAAACCTAGAATAAGTCTATTACGTTCTCCTCTTGATAAATTATCAAAATCTAAGTCTCTACCTAATTCAGTAATCTCTACAGATAAATCGCTTTGGAATCGTACTTCATGAGGAAGTCCCAACTTGTCCAAATACGTTTGTAGTCTTGTATTTAGAAAACTTAAATTCTGGTCAATAATCTTTTTTCTAATGAAACTATCTTTGTTTGTTAATAGTTTCATTAGGAATTCTTGATGTTCACGATATGATATAAGTGTGTTCATATTAGTATAGTCTAATTCTTCAAGTGCACTATCTCTCATTTCATTAATTTGGTCTGTATACGGATCGTCTAAAAGTTTCTTTTGTTCAATCTGCTCTTCTAACATTCTAACTGAGTTTTGATGTTCATATGCATCATTTAGTGTTTCATAAAATACTGATGGCTTATTACCAATTTCACCGATTTCTGCAACAATACTTTCGTATTCCTTTAGTTTCTCATTATTTTCAAGAAGTTGTAGAGTAGATTCTTGTTTCTGTTCTTCCTTTGCTGCAAGAATGCTTTCTTGTTTATCATCATGCATTTCTTGTCCACAAGCATAGCATGTGTGCTCCTTTAGCAATTTAATTTCATTTTTAAGTTTAGAAATAACTTTTTCTTGTTTTGCATCGTCTGCATTAATATTATTCATCCAACGTAATGCATCATCTAGGCGTGTTTTCTTTTCATTGAATTCTGCAATCAACGCATGATTCTGAATCTCTTTATCGATATCTATATGTGACAATGCATCTAAACCTGTTTCAAGGTCTTTGATGTCTGTCTCATGTTTCTGTAACCATACACGTTGTCTGCGTTCAATATCTTTGATAGATTTTAAAATACGTCCATTTGCATCTTCAATTGATTTTAGACGATACTCTTCATCTTTAATTTGTTCTTTGGTAGATTTAACATCATCGCGTAAGGATTCTGCCTTGCGTGAAAGTTCTGTGATACCTAGTAGTTCTTCAATGATATCACGTTGATCTCCTGCTCTCATACTGAGGAATGGTTCCGTATATGTATTAAGAGCTACAATATGCTTAAACATAGAATGAGAAATACCAATAATAGAATCAACTTCTACTTGTGTTTGGCGCATTTCTCCTTGTGCTTCGTCTTCAGTTTCATTAATTTCAACATTATCACGCTTTAATCTGAATACATTAGGTGAGCGACCACGTTCAATGCGATATTCGCTTCCGTTATATTCAAAATCAACTGTGACTAACATGCCTTTGCCGTTAGTCTTATTGATTAAGTTATTCTTTTTGATGTTTGTTAATGCGTTACCATATAGTCCATATGATAACGCATTGATAAGAGTTGTCTTACCTGTACCGTTGCGTGAACCATCTCCGCCTAAGTCTAAATTGTTTCCTAGAACTAGAGATAACGAATCTCGTTCTAAATCAATTGCTTGCGTAACATTCCCTACACTCATAAAGTTTCGGATTGTAATATTTTTAATCTTTAGCAAAAGTAATCTACCTCTCTCTTGCGAATTGTCCTGATTGAATTGGGTCTAAACTAATTTCATTTATATTAACATATTCTGGTTGAGAAAGCAACCATAAAATAGTTTCTGCAATATATTCTACATCTAATAGTTTTCTATCTGGATGTTTTTTTATAACATTTGGTGTAGTCAGACTTCCAGGAGATAATAATGTAGTTCTTATATTTGAACCACCAATTGCCATGTAAGATAAATCTCGGTTATAGTTTTTTAATGCTTTCTTTTCTGTTGGGTATCTCCAAGTTCTTCCTTTAACACCTGTGTCTGCTGTACTTCCTATATGTATGAAATGGGCAGCCAATTGTTCATCCTTGATACGATTATACATTGTCTCAGCCAAAAGAGTTTGTTGGAATTTCCACATAGCAGAATTGTTTATAAAGACATTACAATTTTCTGAGATAAAAAAGTCTGCTAGTTTATTTTGCGTTGTGGCTGAAGTAAGATCCCAATCATTTACCCTAGAAGCAGTAAAATAATCAATGTTATCCACAGTATCAAAAATATTACATATTTCTTTACAAAGCCCATATTCTTTATTTCCTGTTATTAAAACTCTCTTATAGTCCATTATAAATCTCTATTAATACATTCTTATCAAAAGTTCCATCTAATGATGTTAATTGTGACAATACAATCTGATCAATAGTTTCAAAATGTATCTCTGCTGAGGTATCTTCTTCATGTTCAGTTGACTTCACTGGGACAAGTGTTATGTCACGCAATGAATATGTTTCAATAAAGGTGTCTTTGATAAAATTTGCTTCCTCGTATGATATATCAATATCAAGCGATACTTTAACTGTAGACTTAGGCAACAGATACTTATCTGGATCATCTAATAACTTTGAAAGTTTTATTGTTTTGTATTTCGGTGCATCTTCCCAAGCATAGAACTCAGGCTTACCTCCCCATTCCAAAAACATCCACCCGCGGTCATCATCCCACGCATCAGAGAAGTTATGTGGGAAAGCATTACCGGTATAGATAATATTACCTTTAACTTGTCTTTGATGAAAGTGACCTGTGAATACATAATCTTGGTGTGAGAACATTTCTCGCTTCAGACCACCATGGTCTGGCATTTCTACCATAGCATTTAGTTTGAATGTAGGCAGTTCAAAGTGACCAAACATATACTTGGATTTGATTTTGGGAACTTTCTTCCATTCATCACCTACTAGCCAACTTACTAGTGCAACATCACCATTAATGGTTGTATCATCAACAACTGTGATATTTTCAAATTCCTTAGCAAACTCTACGCTACTAACTTCACGGCTTTCACGATAAAATAAATCATGATTACCTTTAATAAAATAAACATTTTCAAATGCATCATTGAGTTTACGTAAACTCTCAATAGAATATTTCATTGTTGATATATTTAAACTGGCACGATTATGATGCCAATCCCCGCCGAATATACACGTTTCGCATCCGCGCTCTTTTGCCTGCTCAATAAACCAATCAACAAAGTCACTACAATCTTTATTGTGTTGTTGTGCGTTGTTTCGCATTCCAAAATGTATATCTGTAAAGTATGCTAATTTTTTGAATAAATTATCATTCATCGTCTGCATAAATCTCTTTAATAGTTTCTGTTGGTATTTGGTCGTCTGTGATATTAGTTCTAATAATTTTCTTCCACCGCTCTTGTGACTTCATTTCATGTTCAAGTTGTCTTGTCCAACTAGGAGCCTGCCCTGATTTCTCTAATAGATCATCTCTAATGCCTTGATTTTTTTTCTCAATATTAAGAACACGTGTAAATGAATTATTAACTGCTGCAGTGTAGTAAGCAAATGGATTATCTGATTTTGCTTCATTAAACTGCAGACCAATCTGTGTCAACTGTAGTAATGCTTGTCCTCTCATTTCGTCAATATATGTATATCCACGCCAATTACCACGCTGTGAATAGCGTTCTACTAGTTTGATATACATATTTGCCAATGTAGCAGTAATCTTACCTGATGTCAAGTCAAATTCTTTATTTTTATTGAAATGTGATATGCCCACTTCGGCAACTTCGCCATTTCGGAGAATATAATGCTTGTATGGTGGAAAGTTTAATTTAACTTTATGATCTGCCACAGTCTTGGGATTTAGTTTTCTACCTGGTTCATCCGGAATATGTTCAAATGTCATAACACGGAATACTAATTCTTCTTCGTTGAATGAATTTTTGTCTACCGCAAAATCAACTTGTTTTTTCTTTTTGTCAGTGTTCAAATCCCATGCAGACTTTTGAATACGGTCTGCTTTCGTCTGTCTAGCAACATCCATTAATGAATTTAGTTCTGTTTTTAGATCAAGTTCGCCAGTAATATTGTCAATAATTACATCAAATTGATTGTATAGGTCATAATCTTCAAACCATGAAAAATTAGATTTAGAAATATGAATTTGCTTTAGCATATCTCTATTGTTTAAATAATTCTGCCGTCTGGCCATTTTTGTATTCTCCTAATAATTTATTATTATTATACATTGTTTTTATGTAGTTGTCAACCTATTTAATGTTTTCCAAATATACGTAGTTTATACCGTGATAAATACTGATGTAATCTAGGAGAAGCAGTTATGGCGTATAACCCATACAAGGACCAGCAACCTGTAAATATCATTGATCCCAGTGGTCGATTGAGAGAGAGTGGAATACGAAAGTTTAACTTTCCGTATACGCCCACCGTTACTAATATTATAAATGCAAATTATTCACAAGCGGCTACAACACATTCTAACTTTCAACAATCATTTTTTGAATCTGCAAATAATGCATCTTTTTCCGTTACTGCTCCTATACTAATTGAGAATGAAGAGCAGGCATATTATATCTTGCAGGCATTAGACTTTTTTAGAGGTTCAATGAAAATGAGATTTGGTAAATTGGATAATGATAGAGGATTACCACCGCCGGTTCTTAGATTTAATGCACACGGTATATTTCAAAATGTTCCTGTTGTATTAACTGATTTTACATACAACTTGGATGCTGATGTATCTTATATCGAAATAAAAAATAAAAAGACTGGAGATCCAACAGTAGGTGGGGATCCCAGAGGCGAAATTTATGATGTGTTAAAAAAAATAGAACATAGACCTGTAGAAGATGGTGTTATGACTGCTGTAGGAAAACTACGTTCAGCAAACACTAATACATCAAACGAAACAATTAGAATGCCAGTAAATGGCGCATTTGTATTTTCATTATTGGCTACATATTCTCCTAAAAGTATAAGAGAAAACTTTACAGTAGATGAATATCTAAGAGGAAATTTGAGAGGTAAAGGTTATGTATGATAACAGATCACCATGGAGAAATACTCCAATACTATTTAATAAGATTTTAGATATACAAAAACCCAGATATATAATTAAAGATCCCATGGACATTGAGTATACAATCCCACAAAGATTAGATAACAGACCTGACCTTCTAAGTTATGAGTCATATGGTACATCTAAATACTGGTGGATATTTGCACTACGTAATCCAGATATCATACAAGACCCAATCAATGATTTTACTCCTGGTAAAGTTATACGTATTCCTAAAAAAACTAATATAGATAGAATGGGCTAAAAATGTCTACTATACCCAGAAATCAAAGAAACAATAATCCCGGTAATATCAGGCTTGGTGGAAGTAATTGGGACGGTTCGGTAACAGGCAACGACACTGAATTTGTGACGTTTGCTACTCCTGAAATGGGAGTTCGTGCAATGGTCAAAACCTTGCATACCTACCAAGAAAGATATAATTTATCTAGTATAAGAGAAATAATATCACGATGGGCACCATACGGACCAAATGATACTGGCGGGTATATTGATTTTGTTTCTAAAAGTATGGGAGTAGATCCAGACCTAACTCTTGAATTAAAGAAAGATCCTGAGACTACTAAAAAACTTGTAAGCGCAATGATACAAAAAGAGGGAGGCACGGAATCCTCTAACTATTTTAAAAATTCTATCACTAAAGGTATTAACTTAGCAAACACATCAAGTGGTGCACCAGTAACAGTTGCAACTGTTGCAAATCATGAAGAAGACGATAGGTTCGATGGAGTTCCCAAACCAAGAGGAACGCCAGATTCACCCAGATTATCAGATATATTATCATTAGATACATCAGAAAATCGAGGATTTTTAAGCAGTGCTTCACCCCTCCCTACTAGACTTACAGTTCCCACTATTGATCCACTGACCAATGCTATTGTGGGCGGTGGTAACGGGGTTACACCTCATGATCGGAAATTTCCTAATAAAGTTAACACAGACACAAAAAGAAGTGAATTACAACAATTAAAAAAAGAGAATGGCTTTTTTAGCGCAAATGATTTCTCTACATTAAAGGAAGTGGTTAACGCTGCCGAAGAACACGAAATATTTTGGTATAATGAACTTGATAATTATGAAAATTATTCATATCATATAGAACTGTTTATTGTTCCAAAAGATGATGCAACTGCGTTTCATGAATTTAATCGTGATTCTTTTGAAACAACTATATCAGGCGGATGGCCTACAAACGATATTGATAAAGTAACTATTGCACAAACTGCAACATCTACTGAATTCAATATTGATAATTTAACTTTAGAGAATTTAGGTACAGGTGATGGGAATGTTGCTAAAATGGTGGGAGTAGATTCACATCTTTCCTTTGATATCACTCAAATCGGAAATACCAATCTTAATGATACATTACATACATTTGCTAATCTTATGGGATATTCAGACATTGGCACTGCGGTATATTTTATTAAAATTTCATATAAAGGATATGACAACGATAATCCAAAAAATTCAACGGTGTTGCCAATTGCAAAAGTTATTCCATTTTTAATTACTAGTTACAGTGAGATTAGTACTACAACAAATGCTACTGGAACTACAACCAGTTTAACTGGTACAGCGGTAAATTATATTGCATCAACACATGTTATTAATACGACAAAACATGACTTGACCTTTGATATCAAGCCTACATTAAATGGAACATTAAATTCTTTTGTTACTGAGTTAAATAAAACTGCACACTTGGGTACTGGTTATCGTGAAGATCAAACTGGATATTTTAACAGTTATAATATTGAATTTAGTGAAGATTTTAAAGAGAGATTTGCAGAATCTAAAATGAATAATGAACTTGCAAATAAAAGTTCCGCCAGTACTGAAATTGAACGCCGTAGTGCCAATGGTTTAAATATTGCACAGCAAATTGGACAATCAACCGCTGGAGTTAGTATTGCACATCTCTTATATGATATTTGTATACAATCGTCAAAAGTTAAAGATGAGCTTTTAATTAAAAATCCAGGTTTCTCATATGCAGTTAGAATTATACCCAAAGTTGTCCAAAAAGAATTCAATCTTATTACAAATAAATCTGCTTACGATATCACATATTATATAACTATGCATCGTGAAATAATAATTCAGGATCTTGAAGATCAGACTATAAAAATTTCTGAAACACGAAAATTACTATCTGAAATATTTGATAAAGGTAGATGTAGAAAATTATACAACTACGAATATACAGGTCTTAATGACCAAATCCTGGATTTAACAGTATCATTGGACAAGCAACTTATTAAAAGTTACCGTTCACCGGGTGATGAGTATTCATGGAATAGATTCTTAAAGGGGGATACTGATTTATCTAAGTATCTTACTAAAGAACAGTTCGCAAGATATCGTGAAGTAACTGGGCTTACAGATAAACTTGATAATAAACTAATACGCCAGAGCACAGACCAAGACCAAAAAAGATCAGACTTGCTACGTAAACAAGATGAACTATTTGACCGAACCCGTCAGGGAATGATTGCTGCTGAAAATAAAAACACCACTAGTGCTGATGATGCCATGGCAGTAGGTAATAGATATCAGAATATTGATTCATATGCAGATATGGCTGAGTTACAAAGATTGGACCCAGATTTATTTAACACAGTTCAGCGGGCAATACAGGCAGATAATATACGAAGAGATGTTGGATTTTTGGGTGCGCGCATTGAAAAAGGTGACCGTGATATTGAAGAGACTAAATCAAGTATTAGTAACAATAATAAACAAATAGAGGAATATGAAAATATTTTTAGAGCACAAGTAGGTATTGATATTAATGCATTGCTAAAAGAACAAGCAAAATTTAACAGAAATATTCGCTCTAATTTATTAAAACCAATAAATGAAATATCTCTTGCAGAAGAATTGGGTGCTGATTTTTTCGCAGACTCAAATAAATTGTCTGACACAGAATATGCATCAATGATGGACGCAATCGCACTTAATAGTATTACATTTGAACGTGATATACTATCTAACATGCGTAATGGAACAACTATTTCATCTTTTAGTTCAACTGACCGGAGTAACATATCGTTAGCACGAAGTAAATTTAATGAATCTCTTAATGCTGATCTAAGTATGCAACGCCTTGAAATGACAATTAAAGGCGATCCATTCTGGGTAGAATATTATGTAACAGAGAAAACAAAAGAAAAAATGTTTGGTAAAAATAACAGCATTGACGATGTTAGAGGACATAATGCAAATGTGAATGGCACAAATTACATGATGTTAGTTGTTAATAAAGCGGATGGCGTAGATGAATTTGATAATATAAAAATTGATAGTTTAGATATATTCTTATATATGGTTAGAAAAATAAAAAGTACATTCAGTCAAGGACAATTTACACAAAGTTTACAATGCATCAGACAGCCTATACCTTCAAACTTTAAATCAACCACAGTTCGTAAAGGAACAATAGACGGTGATGGATTTGGTTTTGGTCCCGGTGGTGAATTTGCTGATGTAAATAATCGCGTCGGTGACGGACGAGGCAGTGATGTAGTAGCAAGTATACCATCAGAATTTACTGGATTTTCCAATCAGACAAGTAATGTTGCTAATGGTGCTTTTAAAAAACTTTCAGGAAGTTTATCTAGTCTTGCAGGTATTATGGCCGAGGCTTCTCCATTTCCAACGGCAGAACAAGCATCTAGGTTAACGACATTACTTAATGAAGCCGAACTTCTAAGTAATAATGGGTCAACTGAAGCAACAAAGGTAATTGCAGATATAAAATCAAAACTACGTGAAACATTTGGTACACCAGAAGAAGCTAGTGGGCTTTTTCAAGGATCAGCAAATGATGGAACCCCACCATCACCTGAACTTATTGCACTACTAAACACTAAAATATATGATGGAGAAACAATAATAACACCTACAACGGTTGACCAAGATAAAGTTACAGAAATTATGAGTGAAATAGAAAATATTACTATTCAGAATGAGAACAGTGTTACTGAAATGGTGCAAGACATTTCTGGACATGTTACACAAACTGTTGACACTCGTATTAATACGGAAACGCCCACCAAAATAGTTTTAGAAAATTCAAACATGATGTTAGACGGTTCATTGCCATTACATTCTACTGAAGAATATAAGGACCCTAATTCACCAGCGGTAGATTATAACCCAGACCAATTAGCGGCACTGGATTTACCGGTTGACGTGGTAGAAGGCTATAGAGATGCTGCGGCTACTCGTAATGGAATAAAAGTTAGAAAATATATAGATAGTCTACCAGAAGACCAAGCAGAATTATTGAATTCTATTGATAATCCTTATACTGTTAAAACACTTCCATATGATGCACCAACTATTGAAACGATAGCAGCAACTCCTTTAAAAACACCCAGAGAAGCAATCATGCAAGCAAGAATTGAAGATGCACAAACACAAATGATAGCAGCAGCAGGTGGAAGTTATAATGATTTATCTGCTGATGAAAAACGTCATTACGAAAACTTGAGTGATGCTTATGATGCTATTGATGAAGCAGCACAATTGGATCCCATTCGTAATGAATCAAAATTAATTAAGATCAATAATGAATTAGATAAATCAATTAGAATATACAACGACAGATTAGCAGGCGGCGATAGTGAATGGAGTTGGAATGAAGAAGAAGCAGAAGAAAAAACACAAATTGATAATACAGTATTAGAGAACATTTCAAATTTAGATAATGCACACTCAACCCCTATTGCAGACAGAGTTACAGTCGATGATAACGGCAATGTAAATATTATTAAAGATATGTCTGTACTACCTATTAAACCATCAGATGGATTTTCATTGCCAATGGATTATTTAAGTGAAAATGATGAGTTCACAATAACAGATGCACATTTAGCACAATATGAATTGGCAGAAAAAAAATGGGTAGATTTTAAAAAAGGCGAAAGAGTTACTATTTATGTATTTGATCCGCGGACCGGTACTACAGTTCCGGGCGAGTATTGGAGTAGTTTTGAAAATCCAGAACTTGCACAACAGTATGGAATAGATACTACCACAGCGGTAGCAGGTGAAACAATGTCGTTAGACGATCCGCGCCTCGAACAGTGGACCCTCACAAAATTTAATGAAATTAGAAATCAAATTGTTAACGAACTTCCACTTGTAACAACTGTAGATGTCCATAATGGGACAGCAGAAGAAAGTAAAAAAATTAAAGTTAATTTCTCTGTAAACGATTTTGTATTAGTAGAAGGCGAAGAGTAAAAATGTTACAAGATGAAAATTTAAATAATTTAGCAGGCACATTACGAAAAGATAAACAATCAAATCTTAACCCTGTACTAAAAAATATACAGAGTGGTATATATCATGCTATTACTGTTCCTGGTATAGATCCTGAGGGTAGAGGTAGATTAGCTGCATATGTTCCTAAATTGGGCGGAAATCCAGAAAATCCTTTATATTTTCAGTATGCGTCTCCGTTTGCGGGTTCAAATACTATGGGAAGTTATGGGTTGCACGCTGTCCCACCATCTGATTATGTGACTATACTTGTGTTCTTTGCTGACAATGGAGAATTGAGTGAAGGGTATTGGTTTGCTGTTGCACAGGAAGTACCAGATATTGCATCTGGTGGTGCATCTGGTCCTCCCAAAGTAGATGGTTCAGGTCAAGGCGAAGGAGTATTTAAGGATCAGCCTAGCGCAAAAATTAATAAAACCGAACTATCAGATTCTCAAGGTGCCGATACATCATCAATTAGTGTTACACCGGAATCTTTGGAAGTTGCTACTGATGTTAAGGATAGTGGATTAACTCCAAAATTAAATGGTAAGGACGGATTAATAAAAGTTGTTGAAGATGGCGAAGATCCAGCAGACGAAGTAACTAGTGGTAGAAATCAACGTAACGCATCTAACAACAGAAATGATCCGCGTGGCAGAGACCAGATACCAGCAAATCATCCTAGAAATATTAATACTGCGACACAGGGCATATATGCTGATGGAGTACGAGGACAAACAACTGCCTCGCCATTACGTAATGCAAGTTATAAAAAACCTACACCAAATACAGTATATGGTTTAAAAACGCCAGGATCAACAGTTCTTACGATGGATGATGGCAGTGTAGATGATGATGGTTTCGTGCATCCAAATCAAATACGCCTACAAACAGGATCAGGCGCAAGCGTTATATTGGATGGTACAAATGATTTAATCTATTTGATTAATAGTACAGGTTCAGGTTGGATAGAAATTGGTTCCGGTGGCGAAGTAATGATATATGCGCAGGGTTCTATGAGTATGAGAACAGAAAAAGATTTTAACTTACGTGCAGACCAAAATATTAATATAGAGGCTGCTGAAAAAATAAACATTAAATCTGGTGATGATATCCAAGTAAATAGCGGAGACCAGATACATTTAAAAAGTGAAGGTTCTCAGTTCTATGATAGTGCAGGTAGTAATCATACTAAAGTTGGTAGTAATATGTATGTTTCCACTGGTGGTATATTACATTTAAATGGACCGCAAGCAGCAATGTCACCAGGAATTAATACAGTATCTCATAATGATATTCAAAATTTAGAATCTACTAAAATAGAAGAAAGCATTTTATCTACTATGGTATCACACGAACCAATGATAAGAAAAAAACCTGCACCTGCTAATACAAGTTCAAGTTCGGATGAAAGTGATACTGTAAATGGCGGTAATATACCTGCGACTGCTGCAGATCCAAATAGTGTTGCTACAAATGATAGTACTGTAGATCCCGATGAACAAAAAGTAAATGATGAAGCAATACAGGATCAAGTTGGTAATGGAAGTGGAAACGTTACATATGTTGGAGACTTTAGTGGAAGAACACGCAACAAAGTTATTAGAAATGATTTGTTTAGTATACTAGAACAAGCAGCAAGTTCTGCAAGTGTTGATGTAGTTATATTCTCGGGTGGACAGGATCCAAAAGGACCTGGTGCAAGGCGTACAGGCAGTACAAGACATGATAATGGTTTTGCCGCTGATGTTTGGTTGTATAGTGGAGCAGGTAAGTTAAGTTCACGATCAAGTGATGATATACCAATAATAAAGAAATTTGTTAAAGCGTGTTTTGATTCAGGTGCAAATGCAGTTGGTGTTGGCCCAGGTTATATGAATGATGTTGGGGTACATGTTGATATAGCAACAGACAAAGCTGATCAGGGTGTATGGGGATCAACACATTCGGTTGGGTCTGCTTCTAGTTGGTTAGTTGCTGCAAGAGATGAAAGTAATTGGAGAGCATAAAATGATTTACGATAAGAGAAAAGGATCGCTTTTAAATTATATTCAATTACCATTACATACTATAACTCCATACGGTACATATCTGGGAACTGGATACGATACTGTCGGTAATCCCACGTATATACTATCGTATACACGTGTTACATCATTTGCAGTGAATAAACTTATATTTTCTAATTTAAGTAAGAATGCTATTATTAATGATGTTATTCCTACACTAGAAATAAAAAATGGTATTATAGGTTATAATTATCAGATACCTGATGTAGAATTTAGATATGGTTATATTACATCTTCTTCCAAAAGAGTTTCAATTGAAAGCCAAAAAATAACAAAACAATCAGCGCAGATAATTTTAGAAAAACAATTACGTGCTATTGGAAATGTATTAGAACAATTTATTACACAACCGTTAGGTCAACCACAATTTGATGCGTTACTTCATTATTTTTATTATGAAGGTGTAGACAAAATACCCAATCATAATATTATTAATTTAATTAATAATGAAAAATGGTTTGATATAACAGATGAAATACAGAGTAACATTAAAAGAAAAAACGGCAAAGTCGATGAACGACTTGCCGCTTTAAGAATTGAGACTGCTAAGATGTGGAGTTATGTTCCCGGCTTTAGTTAATCAGGTCGTTGGTCGATAACTTTGTCTACTAAACCATATGCTAGTGCTTCGTGGGGATCCATAAAATTATCACGTTCCATAGCAGCAAGCATTTCTTCCAGAGTTTTGCCCGCTGAGTTATGCTTTACATAAATCTGTGTTAGTGATTGTTTCATCTTTAGAATTTCTTTAACTTGAATTTCCATATCAGTTGCCTGACCGCCTGCGCCCCCACTTGGTTGATGAATCATATGTCGTGCATTGGGTAGAATATATCTTTTACCTGCTGCGCCAGCCGTAGCAAGTAATGAACCCATTGAACACGCTTGTCCCATTACTGTTGTACTAACATCTGGTTTAATGAATTGCATCGTATCGTAAATTGCCATACCAGCGGTTACTGCGCCACCCGGCGAGTTAATATAAAAATGAATATCTTTTTCTGGATTTTCACTTTCTAAAAATAGAAATTGTGCACATAGTAAGTCTGCTTGATAATCATTGACTTCTCCTGTTAAGAACAGTACACGTTCTTTAAGAAGTCGTGAAAAGATATCATAACTTCGTTCACCATTAGCAGATTGGTCTACAACCATTGGTACTAGATTTGGCATTAATTATTCCTTATTTGTTTTTGTAGATTCAAGTTTTCGTATTTCTTCTTTTAGTTCTGTAATTCGGTCATATGCAGCATACAAATTTTTCTGAAGTTCATTTATTTCTAACCGAAACATTTCTTCTGTAGTTATTTTTTGCATTGGTAATATCCTGGGTTTATTACTTTTTTGAAAAGGTTTCAGTTGTATTATTTTATCTTTGTCCTTCATTGATAATACTCCTAATAATACTAATATTATATTAAAAATTAGTGCTTGTCAAGTACTTTTTTCAAATATACGTAGTTTATACGATGATAAATACTCTTAACAAAATATTTAAAATTGAGAGAACAGATGGCAGTTAATTTTGCAGGATTTAGTACTAAAAATAAAAAAGCAATAAATCATAATCTTTATGGTAAAGACTTGGTTATTGAGGATTTGATGAATCATTTAATGACACGTAAAGGTGAACGTGTTATGATGCCAACATACGGTAGTATTATTCATGACTTAATTTTTGAACCATTAACACCAGAAATTAAAGATATAATTGATATTGACATAAATTCTATTATTGATGAAGATCCCAGGGTAACGATTAACACCCTTACCATATCAGAAGATGACCACAGTTTAAACATAAAATTATCAGTTTCTATTATTCCAACTGGTGAACAAGTTGAACTAACAGTAAATTTAGAAAGAGAATAACATGAGCCAAGAAAGAGTTGATAACTTATTCGCTAGTGAAAGTTGGAGTGCAGTTTATACAGCATATACTAATATTAGTTTGAAAGCATATGATTTTGACACAATACGTGAAGCATTACTTGCGTATGTACAACAAACATACCCAGATAAATTTAATGATTTTATTGCAAGTTCTGAATTTATTGCAATCTTAGATTTGGTTGCATATCTAGGTCATTCTCTTTCATTCAGACTAGATATGAATACCAGAGAAAATTTCTTAGATACTGCCGAACGCCGCGAATCAATTCTTCGTATGGCAAAGAATCTAGGCTATATTAAAACACGTCCTATTAACGCCCGTGGTTATATGAAAATTACTAGTGTCACGACAAATCAAGATGTGGTAGATAATGAAGGTAACTCTTTAGCAAATACCACAGTAAATTGGAATGATGCAAATAATGCTGATTGGTATGAAAACTTTATAACAATATTAGACTCATCTTTTTCTAAAAATTCTAAAGTACAAGACCCAACCGCAACTCTAAATTTTCTAGGCATCGAAAATAATATATATGAGATTAACGAAAACCCTTTAACTAAACGTTTTAATTATCCTTTTTCCGCAGATATTGCTGGTAGTAGTAGAAAATTTGAAACTACTAAAGTAGAAATTGTAGATGATATTATTGGCGAAGCAGAGCCTAAAGTTTCTAAGAATTTCACAGTTATTAATCGTAATGATAACCTAGGTCCTGCAAGTGATAGAACTGGATTTTTTGTATATGCAAAAGCGGGAGAAATGAACTTTAGTGATTATACATATGATTTAAAACTGTCTAATAGAACTCAAAATATTGATGTTATCGATATATCAAATACAGATGTTTGGATTCAGCGCACAGATAGTAATAGAAATTATACATCTTCCGTAACAACAGTTGATAATGATAGTAGAGAAACTGCTATATATAATTCTTTAAGAACAGGCAGCGGCGATCTAGCGAGTGTCACTACTAATATTGATAATAGTATCGCAATTAATTTCCCTGATGGTATTTTTGGTAATGCTGCATACGGTAATTATCGTATTTGGTATAGACAAACCGCAAATGAAAATTTCACTGTAAACGCAAATGATATAGCAGAAGTTGCAATTACTATACCATATATTGGCGGTGATGATCGTCCATATGATTTAACAATAACAATGACAACAACAAGTGACTTCAGTGAAAACTATGCTGCTGAAACATTCGAAAGTGTTAGACGTATTGCACCAAGAGCATATTATTCACAGGATAGAATGGTAAACGCACAGGATTATAATATCTATCCTCTAACTCTTGGCGCAAATGTTATATCAAAATCAAAAGCAATTAATACTACATTTTCTGGTAAGTCTCGTTTCTTTGAAATGGATGACGTTACTGGTAATCATAGTAATTTAAGTGCAACTGGTACTGATGGTAGTGTATTCTTAGAAGATGATATTATAACAATGAATCTAAGTTTTAATCGCCAGAATGGACAGATTGATAATTTCATTAGAAATAAAATTACTGAAGTATTAAAACATCCAAGCCTGATGAATTTATATTATTTTGAAAATATGTATAATCCAGCATCTACGATTCTAGCGCCATATTTGAATTTTACTGTTCGTAGTACGAATACTAGTATAATTGATACCGTAACATCAACTTCATTAGGCTCAGTATTTTTGTATCCAGGTGATCATATTTTAACTCAGGGCGCGAATGAAAAAGAATTATCTTGGACAAAAATTAGAAACATTGAAAGTAGCGTTGTAGGATCAGCGGTGGATTCATATTTTATTGAAAATATTCTACCTGAAACTACTGGAAGTATTGAAAAAATAGTACGTGCGTATAGAACACGATTTGAAGCAGATGAAATAAAAGATATTAAAATTAATAAAATAGAAGACTTATCAGTTCAGAGTTTTATTATAAAATATGTTCCCAAAAGTAATACATCTGTTTGGGAATGGAAATTACATGATGAAGTAAATGATGTTCCATTAGTCGAAGGAAAAGATGTTTATATAACATTTACATATGTTCCAGGTGTTAGAGAAAATGAAGCAGAATATGTTGCTAAATTTACAGGTAAGAAAATAGTATTCGATAGCAAAAAACAAGTAAAATTCTTTTACAACAATGATAAATTAGTTGTAGATAATGAAACTAGTTTAGCAGAACGTGATAAACTATTTTTAAAATATTATACTACAGTTGCTAGTGATTCATCTAGTGGACGTGAAGAATTAATTAACATAGGCACTGCACAAGTTAGTAATTTGGTAGAACCCGGTGATAATACTGTAACATTTGATGCAGATTTTTCTGAAACTGGCGCAGTAATTACACATAACTTTGTTAACAATACATCAGCATATACTGTAACAAGTACCCAGCACAAACTTATATCGCCACTGGGTGTAGAATATCCAATTGCTCCTGTTGCACCGTCATCTGACACTGTTATCGGGGATAACCCAGAATATACCGTTAGTTATGATAAAGATGGTCTAAGTGAATTATTAAGTCTTGATGATTATGATGATAATAACTTAGTAGATGATAGTGACAAATATGTGTATTCAAGCACAGAAGTAACAATCGAAGATAGTGGAAATTTAGCAGAAGGTTTTGTATACACGACTTCTTATACAGATATTAAATTTGAACAAGAAGGGTTTAAAGGTAACTTAACTAATGCATATTTCGATCTTGCATATCCTAATAATTTTGCGTGGGTTGACTCATCCGAATTGCCTACTGGTAAAACTATAGATACAGCAGTATCAGGTGATACTGGCGTACAAACTGAATTTGGTAGATCATTTGATGGCTCGAATTATGAATTTGTATTTACTGATATGAGTGCAGATGGATGGTCAATAAGAAATCATAACTTGACAGGAGATGACCCTGATAATCCTGACAATGACGTATATTGGAAACAATTTGCGTTTGGTGAAATAAACTTCCCTGCAGAAAATATTAGTATTAATAATTTAGTATTGACAGATATTAATAATAATGTAATTAATAAAATCGATTATGAAACAATAGAAAATAATGGTTCATACAAAATTATTTTCTGGACAGTTGATCCTGGTATTGGTAACAGTATTAATGTTAGAAGCATTGGGGGAACTGCAGTATTCTCAGATTTCTTAGTAAGAGTGGAGCGCAGTCTATTACCGATAGATGCTGATAGACTACAAGCATATACAGATGTAGAATCATATGTATATGATTCATATATCACACCTGAAGGTTACGTTGATTATACAAAAGTTAAATTAACAAGCATGAATATTGATCGTAACCCACACGGTATGCTACAAGTATTTACTAATTTAGATAATGTAGATAATGATGAGTTAGGCGATGTATCTGAAGTAGAATTCTCTCATATTGTTTTAGAACAATATACAGATGTTGATAATATTGTATATGAATGTGTCAGTGATAGAATTGTAGCTACAAACCAAGCACAGTCTGATAGAATACCAGAAACAGCAATAATTAGATACTATATAGAAAGTGACGATCTTGATATTAATGAAGGTGAATGGCAAAGACGTTCCGGTTCAGGATGGGAACCATTGCCCACTAGCCGATATACACTTGTAAACGCGCCTGCACAGGATAAAATAATTTATGCTGGCAATCAATATAGAGTTGTTATAGGCAGAAGTTATGTCGAAGATAAATTCATGACATTCAGATGGGATCACTATGCTGATATTGATAAGAGAATTGATCCAAGTACAAGTAATATCATCGATATGTATGTATTAAGCACTGATTATGTCAGAAGAGTAAACGCATGGATAGATGGTGGTTTCTCTGATATAGTACCATTGGCGCCAAATAACTATGAACTAACTAAGATTATGGAAAGTATTAATCCCAAAGCAAGTATATCAGATCATATTAGTTATATACCTGTTAAGTTTAAATATCTATTTGGTTCATTCGCTGCATCAGAAAACCAAGCAGTGTTCAAAGTTGTTAAAAAAGAAGGTACATCATATAGCGATAGTGAAATAAAAACTTCAGTTGCAAATGCTGTTAATACATTCTTTGATATAGATAATTGGGATTTTGGAGAGACATTCTACTTTTCCGAATTAGCATCTTATATACATACATCATTACCGAATCATATTTCTTCAGTTGTGATTACACCCAAATATCAAACAAGTGAGTTTACAAACTTGCTAAGTATTAGTAGTGAACCTACAGAAATTTTCTTGAGTATAACAACATCAGCGGATGTTAAAATTATATCCAGTATAGTAGCATCAGAATTATTGGGCGAATAAAAAATGGCAAATAATAAAATTTATAATCTCTTACCAGCACACCTACAGAATAAAGAATTGGAAACAATTTTTGACTCTACATTAGAAAGAGCATTTTCTAAGGGCAGTATAGAAAAAACAAAGGCTTTTATTGGTAGAAAAGAAAAAGGCGTATATAGTGAAACAGATTCATATGTATCATTTCCTGAACATCTCTTCCAACGAGACAATTATGGTTTTGAACCAGTATTTTCAAATACTGGTATAGGAGACAATATATTTTATGACGATTTATTAAACTCATTGTATAATAAAGGTGCTCTTACAAATGACCACAGAAGATTATTTAAATCAGATACATACACTATTAACTTACCGGTTGATATTGATAAGTTTATTAATTGGGAATTATATTATTGGGTAGATAATGGATTTACAAGTGAGTATGCATTATATGAATTTAAAGAATATGTCACTGGTTTAACTGGTTGGATAAAACAAAAACCATACGTACTTAAAAGTAATTCTGAATATCTATTAGATGAGTATTTGCCCAGTTCTTCATTTGGTGATTATGGCGACTATGCTGTTGTAATAAAACAGTCAAGTTTAGTTTATTGGAAAAAGGACAGCATTGAAGGATGGTCCCGTATAGGTTCAGAAGATCCTGGTGCCACATCATTTATTGCGTCAGATCAAAGACCGTTGTCTCCCAACTTGGGCGACACATATGTAAATACAAATGAATTAAGAATAACATTACTGAAAAGTGGAAATGAAACTTTTGTTCTTAAAGATACTATCTACGATAGATGGAATATTGATGTTAACCCTTATGCACTGAGATTTTCAGATACATCAGTTGGATTACTAAGTTTAATAGAATACAAAAGCAATTCACAAGATAGTACACCTGACTGGGAACTATATGATGGTGAAGAATTTGTATTCAATTTAGGAAATAGTAACGATACACATTACATAACAATTGATAAAAATACTGATAGGGCAACTAAAACTAATTGGTGGAGTGATAGAAATTCTTGGTTCCACTATGATGACATTCGGATGTATATCACTGATGACAGTAAGTCTTATGTTGAGCAAGCAAAACGACCAATTATTGAATTTGATAAGAGTTTAGAACTAAGTGATACTAGTAGCAGTGCAGACGCATGGTCTGTGCCAACGTTTAAAATATATGATGAGGAATTAAACTATCTAAATGATTATAATATATTCCATTATGTAGAAGATGAAGATAGCGTAATTGATAGGTTCTTATCAATTCGTGCATTATTAACATCTGGTGATTATGCTAGTGAGTTTACATTTAATATAGATATACCTGACAATGTTAGTTTTAAATCCGGTGACGTATATCATAAACTTTATATCAAATCTGAATTTGATTATAGAAATTTACGCCATGAATATGGAACCGCAACACACTCGCAACTAGAGTTACTACAAGAACCTAAATCTTCTGAAACAATAGATGTATATGTAGATGGTATCAAACAAATAGGCAACTATGCCTATAGTTCTAATACTATTACGTTTAATGAGCCTGTTACAGGTTATGTCTATGTTGACTTTACTACAAAAAATAATGTTTTTGTTGATGGCGATGGTGCTTGGCAACGCATTGATCCATCACTTGAGTATAATCCGGATAACTTATTTCACAATAATACAAACTTTACATTTTCTACAATATATGAACATATGGCTCGACAGTTATCAACGACAATAGGCCTAACTGGAAATTCAAACGGTGTGAATAATTACCGTAATATTGGCGATAATACAGATAAAATGCGTAATAATAAGTATGGTTCTATTATGGTTCGTAACTCTATTGATATTAAGAATGCTTATTTTTCAATAACACGTGACGATTATAACCCATTCGCAGCGGTTGAATATCTTTCGGTATCATATAATAATTATAAAAATAAATTAATAACAACCGTGCAAGATATTCTATCTGATGCAGCAAGTGAATCCAAGACTGATGATTTTATTCTTGAAGAAGCAATTGCACAGATTGCACTTATTAAGAGAGAAAATATCAGTGTATTCACTGGTAGTCGCATGATAAATTTTGGTAGTTTTCCAACTCACTATATAACTGCAAATGTTGATCCAGTTATTCCTGGCTCAGCAACACAATTTATACCTAATAGTGTGGCTACAGAAATAGTAGACAATGAAAATGTATCAGTTTATGTTAACGGGGTACTTGCAACAGATGTTAATATAATCAATGGTATTGAGATTTCATTTGATGATACTGTAATTTTAGATGGTGATGTTATTGAAGTTAGATATTTTAAGTTATTACAAGAAACATTTATTCCGCCGAGTGCCACAAAACTTGGTATTTCTAATGTTTATAAGCCTGGGTATATTATTGACCAAGAATTTGATACACCGCAAACAATGTTAGTAGGACATGATGGCTCTAAAATGTTATGTTGGGGTGACAGAACTGATGGAATTATATTATTATTTGAAAAATTGGTGTATAATCGTATAGAAAAAAATACTACAAATACCTCTCTGCGTAATATAAAATATGGTATGTATAGAGATAGTACAACTGAATATTCATTGAATGAGAAAAAGTTTACAATGTATCCATTCTTTAAGAAGTGGATGTTGAGAAACAATATCGACAATCTTTATAATACTGATTTTGATATCGAAGACTACAAGACATGGAATTATCGTGCAAGTAATGATGCTGCTCCTGGCTATTGGAGAGGCATATTCCAATATGCGTATGGCACTGAAACACCACTGCTAGAACCCTGGGTAACAGTTGGATACAGTGTCATTCCTGAAGGTTTTGAAACTAATCCAGTTCGTTATACTGACATAGAGTTTTGGAATAATTTAAAAACAACATATTCTACTACATGGCCAATCCCAGTGGACAGTCTTGGTAATTTAAAAAATATTAATGATTTATTTTTTAATTCTCAATTAACACCCACAGATTCAGCATTAATGGATCAAGATTGGGAATTTGGTGATGGTTCGCCTATTGAGCAAGCATGGAGACGTAGTAGTGAATATCCGTTCATTGAATTTTTATTATCAATGATTACTAAGCCATTTGAGATTATTGATTTATATTCAAGCGAATTAAACGATATTATTAAAATATACCACAAAGTAGAAGGCATTGACACTGATACTATCAAAAACGAACAAGATGGATATGAATTTAAGTTGGGATCTAAATTAGGTGGCTTTGTTAATAACTTTAAATTAAGTAGTGAGAATTCAACATTATCTAATTCTAGGTATACAGAAATACCAAAAGATAATTATGATTTATTCATACACAGTGGCGAACCAAATCGTAGCGAAAGTTTTAGTGCTATTGTAATAGAAAAAGTTTCACTTGACGCATCATATCCAAACTATAGTTTAGCAGATATCGCATCTTATCGTCAGGGTGATATTGTATACAATACATCTGATAACAGATATTATAAAAGAAAGATAACTCAGCCAACAGATAAAGAAACTGATGCTGTGATTAATTTTGATTATAATGGATGGACATTGGTAGCGCAACCACAAGTTAAAAATTATGGGTATAGAATTAATGGATTTGATGAATTCAACCCTCAATTTTATACTATGAATTGGGATACAACTTCACCATTCAAATCATGGAGTACATTGGGTGATGAGGCAGTTATAAATGATTGGCAAGCAGGTTCATTTTATACACTAGATTCTTACACAGTTTATGACGGTGTGCCATATATATCTCTTGCAGATCATACGGGTTCTGCTGCGTTCAATGATGACCTCAATGATTACTGGAAGCGTTTAGTATCGTGGCCTAGAGTTAATCAAGTGACTGCGAAAGGTTATGATAAAACCTTACCAGACCAAATTCGTACACATAATTATGGTGATGTTTTATATTCACTTGATGAAATTGCACAACTATTGATTGGTTACCAAGATTATTTAAATGCAGTAGGATGGAGTTTTACAGATACCAATGAATTGGGCGAAAATGTAGACTTTGAAAACTTATTAATTAAATTTCTTGATTGGAGTGCAGAAAAACATGATGTTGGTGAATTTATTACCTTAACTCCAATTTTACTATCTGGCCGTTTCTCTGCGCCATACGGTGTTGCAAGCGTACAGCGTGAAACAAATAAGAATTTCTATAGAGTGCTTGATAGTGATGGCAGACAAATACCCAATACAGCGATAACATTCTATTCTGATGGTGATGCAATAATGTGGGAATCAACTATCCCAGTTTATGGAATGAAAATTGATATCATTGATATTGAACACGCTTATGTTGTTGACAGAGTTGACAATTATGGAGATGTTATATATAATCCAATTGCGCATAATAGAAACTTACGCATGATTATTGATTGTAATAGAACTAGTGACTGGGATGGTACACTAAGTGCAGATGGTTATATTATATATCAAAACACATTAATACCAAACTTTGAGACAATGGTTGCTGATACTAAGTTCCATAGAGACACTATCATAGATCAAAGTTTATCAAACGTTAACCTAATTAAGGCAAGCCATATAGGATTTACACCACGTGCTTATCTATCAAATCATTTAATGGAACGTGAATCTCAATTAGAATTTTATAAAGGTTTTATTACTAATAAGGGCACACCTAGTAGTTTAAATAATATTGTTAATAATAATTCTAATTTTAGTGAGGTAAGTTCAAATGATGTATGGGCATTCAAATTAGGAAAGTATGGAAACTTAAACAGAAATGTATCGGCTAGCAAAAGTATTAATACAAAATTGGTATATAGTGATCCGTACTCTATTACATATGATAACCAAAGTTTATTTGATTACAAAACAACTAAAAGAACTACACCTATAAAAACTACCGGATATGTAGATAGTAAAGATGTAAATTATATTGTAAGAAATGCAACAATCTTAGAAACAACAGTAAGTGAGAATTACTATGAAGGTGACTTGGCTTGGATACAATTCGATAATCTTAGAGATTGGGATGTAAGGAAACTTAGTGAAATATCTGAAATATCTTATGTTGGTGAAACCCAAGATTCTCAATTATACATTGTTGTTACGTCAGAGATTGATACAGTTGAATCTGTTTATTTACGAATAATCAATGAAGAAATTGATCCAGTATTAAACGGATATTATAACCTTGTAGAAGATGGTACTGAATTATTAGATGGTATAACTGTTTATAAGTATCTGGTATTTGACACTGATTTTGAACCGGTTACTGTTGAAATTGATACATCTTCTCAGAATAGTATATTTGTCCCTACAAGCGATAATGCTGGGGTTGAAGCAATTAGTCTAAATTCAAATGCACAGATTATTGAAGGCGAAGTCTTAGTCATTGACGGTAATAGTTATACATATATAGAGGATGCTACTAGTGGTAATACTGGTATAACAATTGGTGGAGCAAGCGCAACATCCGATCCAATTGTAACAATTGGTGAGCAGATATCTATTGTTGTTTACGACCAAAATAATATTATAAAAAATACAAATACATTAATAACATTTTCTGGAAATAGTATACTTACAGATAATAATGTTACTTCAAACGTTGGTGATGGTATTACTATTAATGATGTTACACTTGTTATAGAAGCAATAGACAATGGTGTTATTGAAGCAACTTCAACCCTCACAACATCTGATAATATAAACTCAGATTCTGGATTGACTGTTCAAGTAGGCACTGATGTAGAATCAAGTTATACAATACAGGATATTGAAATAGTTGGCACTGTAGAGTCACCTACGTTTGATGAAACTAAATCTATTCAAATTAATGGTCAAACTATAGCATTCACTTATAGTGGTTCTACAATAACATTAACTGATATAGTAGATACTATCAATGCATCGCCGGTAGATGTTAGTGCACAAGATGTTGAAAGCGTATTAGTTTTAACTTCATCTTCCCCTTCAGTTTCAATCCAAGGACAGGCAGCAGTAGAGTTGGGTTTAATTACTGTATCACCATATACAGAAACTAAATTGGGCAATTTAGCAGAACAGATAAATTCACAGAATGGTGTCGATGCTAGTATTATTGCTAATAAATTAGTTATAACTACGGAATTGCCTACGATGACTCTTAGCGGTAGTGGATTTAGTTTGTTTGGTTTCCCTGCTACTACATATCAATCAGAATTAGATCCAACTGCGTCAAGTATCGCACAACAAATAAATGACTTGGGTATACCAGGTGTTAGTGCAACAGTTGAAACTGGTAAACTAAAAATAATTTCTACAAATTCTACTCTAGTAGTTTCTGATCCGTTAGATAATGGATCAATGGTTCGCCTTGGATTTAACTCTAATACGATAACTTCTAATATGTTAGATAATATCGTTGATGACATAAATGCTATACTATCACTTGAAACCAATCTAACTGCTAGTAGAGTGTTTATCGATAAATTACTAATATCAGGCGATGAATTTAAGGTAACTATTAATAATGTAAATGGCAACCCACTTGATGATTTGGGAATATCTGAAGGCGAGTATTTGACTGCTGGTTTAGCAAATTCATCATTGCTTACATTTAGAGACATAATTAATCAACAATCATCTACGTTAACAGCAAGTATATCATCGGATGGACGCTTTATTATTACAAGTCCAGCATTGCTGTTAACTTTCGCAGGAACGAACCAATCTTTGTTAGACAAGATAGGTTTTTATACAGAATACACTAGTGTTACAAGTAACGCAAACTTTAAAGTTATGAGATGGAAATCAGTTAGATTTACTCCAGGATATAACGGCGCAACGTTTAATGAATTCTACAATGATTTGGGATTGAATTCTCAAAGTAAAATATGGGTAGACGAATATCCTGGAATCAATGGTTGGGCAGTTCTGAATAGAACAGCAATTGGTAATCTAGAGATTGTTAATAGAAAAGCAAATGAAGTAGATGTTAACAATGTCAAAAGAGTTATTGTATCTGACGGTGATGACCATAAAATCTATACACTGTATGATCCATTAAACTTAAAATTGCCAGGCAAAGTAATGAAAGATATTGATTATGTAGATTGGAATGACCCTGCCAAGTATGATGAATATCTAAGTAACGATCTATGGTTAAAAGAACATTTAGGTGAAATTTGGTGGGATACCACTAGTACACGTTTTTATAGATACAATGATTATGGTGATGCAAATGGTAATATCTCAGTTGATTATGCAATGCGTAACTGGGGTAAAGTTGTTGATGGTTCTGTAGTAGATGTCAAGCAATGGGTTAAGAATGATAGACTTCCTGTAGGTATTACTTGGTTTAATCAAGAAAAAGAATGGGACCCAGTTAAGAATAAAGAAGTAACAACATTTTATTATTGGACTTCAATTGGTACATTACCCAGATATGAAAAAGAATATAGTACTGATGAAATCAAAATGATTATTGAGACTGGACAAATTGAAAACAAATTTATACCAATTGATAATAATACTATAATTTTAAATTATAACTCACGTACATCAAATGATGTAATAACAGTGACAACTGAATATAGCATGGCATCTAACAATCAAGATAGTCATAATGACTGGGAACTTCTATCACGTGAATCTACAAAGCCTATAATGTCTGAATATTTAAACGATTTCAAAAATAGTATTGCAGATTCTAAGATTGAAAATTTAAAACAAATCGTAATTGATTATCCTGATTTAGACAATGATGGTGCATTACTAGTAATTGATTTCTTACTTGACTTGGTTCCAAATGATCTTGCAATTTCAGTTAATAATGAGTTCTTAGAACTTACAAACTTTAGTTTAAACGGTACCGAATTAAGAATTAACAACACTTTTAATATTATAGTAGGTGATGTTATTAGAGTTTATCATATGGGCACAATCTCTAATTCTTGGTATAAAAATTTGACAAATGCCAGAAATAATTTTGCATCTATTGTCAACACACGGTTGAACACTGTGTTACTAGAAAGTGAATATCCCTTCTATGGGGATTACATTAAATTAAACCACTACATTTTCAATTCAATTGATTGGTATAAACATCCAGATTTCAAAGAAATAACTCAATTTGAATATCTAAGTAATACCAGAGATATTGATATGATTAGTATGTTTAATTCTGGTATACGTTCTTTTGGAGTATTAAACCCTGAGTATGAAGAATTTTACTTTGGTTATGGTTCACCTGAAGAAATTACTATGGTTAATAAGATTAATGGCGCGCTAAATTTAGATTTTAATAATATTGTGATACCCGGTCAGACCGGAAATTCTGGTGAGATTGCAGCATATTATAAAAATGTTATAGATGTGCAGGTACATGAATTTATTAATATGCTGTTTTCATACTCAGAAAATAAAGTTATCAAAGACCTATTTTTTGATATGTTATCATACATGTATACCGAAAAAGAACATCCTGAGTGGTTGTTCAAGACAAGTTATATTGACTTAATATTAATGAACAAACCATTAAGACAATATGCAATATATCAGCATGATACATTTACTGATACTATTGAATATGTTATGGAAGCAAAACCATATCATGTTAAACTTAGAAACACTGATAGAATTTATCCTTTGAGTGAAACTGTTACTGCTGACATAGACTCTTTGCAACATATGAATTTAAAAATTGATTTGGGTGGAGATTATAGTAGATACGATTATAATACATATGATGGTGGTATTGCACCAGATGATGAACATCCAAATATAGCAGATGGCAGATACGAGCAAGGCGCATTATTACGTCATCCATACGAAGTTACTGCTGACAAAGGCGGTATTGATACTGGATTAGTAGATAGTAGAGTGCTAGAGTCTGCAATTGTAAGAGTAGATGAATACGATTCAAGTGTTGTCGGTGGTATCGGTTCTGCGGTAGTTGACAAGCGTTCATTTATAGTGTATGATAGACTTGGACGCGGTCACTTTATGCATAGTGTTGACACTGATACAGTTGTTGCAGTAACAAATGAACACGGTTATAGAAATATTGAGATTGCAGATGAAACAAAGTTTAGATATGCAAGTGCAAATACTGTATATCTAATCATAGTTGAAAATACCGATAAAAAACTAGAGTTTATGCATTATAATAAAAAAGATGGAAGTGTATTACAAATCAATGAACGTGGATTATTTAACGGTACATGTTTAGATATTCAGGTTGGTGATACGGTACATATAGTATCAACTATTGAAACAATACAGTTTATGGCAGAACAAGCAGATAAACACAAAATATAATACTGATATAACCAAAATGATAAATACTTTAAGTTCTGATATAATAAAGAAGAGAGACCGAAATGTTTAATGATGATGTGACATCCCAGATAGTTGGCAAAGTTAAAATATATGATAAAGATACTGGAAAGGTACTCTTAGAAAAAAAGAACGCCATTCATCCAGGTAATATGGCTTATGTTCTTGCTAGTGCACTAGCAGGCAAACCCACTAGTGTTAACTCTGCTGGTGCCCCTCCTATTGTAAATTGGATGGCATTTGGTAATGGTGGTAGTAACTCTACTACTACATTAGAATATCGTGCACCTAGAGTTTTTGGAAATTATGATCAACTTCCTATAACTGCAAGTAATTCGACGCTATATTCAAAAACATATGAACAAGAGACTGTTAATACAGTTTACTATGCTGGTGAAGAGATGGACAGCAATGAATCAGTCCCTGCAAATACTGCTAAGATTATATGTTCGGTTGAAGTAGATCATACTGCATATGAAAACGCTGTTAAGACAGTTGATCCCAGTTTGAGTTTACCTGAAAGCGATAGTTCACCAGATATGCTAAGTGTGAATGCTTTTACAATTGATGAAATAGGTCTTATGGCTGGGGTGACTAGTAATGGTGAGATGGAAGAATCAAAAACAATAATGTTGACTCATGTTACATTTCATCCTGTTTTATTATCTGCAAATAGAACAATTATTATCGACTATACCATAACAATTCAAGTAAATTAAGGAGTGGTGAATGTCCCCGCAAAGTTATCCTATAAGTAGCCAATTCACATCTGATGATTTCAATTTATTAGCAAATGACATTAATGAAATTATTGGTATTGGTGCTGGCGATGCTGGCTATGGTCAAAATCAACTTTTTATTAATCATGTAAATAACGGCCAGCGGATAATGAAAAAAAACTGGATGGAACTTTTTTATGCGATGACTTTTGCTGCATCACATCAAGGAACAACTCTTACTGTCCCTAGTAATTTATTTGACGGTGATTTTAATACACTAGATGAAATAATTTATCACATCGATGCTATTCGCACAGACATAACAAGCATTAGGGAAAATAAACTAAATTTTAATATTGGTAAAATGTCACTACAAAATAATGTAACAAGTGTACAGCAGACGTATGTGGATATTATAGAATCAGTGGATCAAGATGAATTATGGAAAACCATCAATATTGGTAAGAATATAATATTTAAAACTACATTTGCTGGCAGTGATGCAATAAGATGGCATTTCAATTCAGGCGGTGATATTAGAATTTCTACAGAATTGGCAATTGATAGTGCACCATTATATATTCCTAGTATTGCTTGGAATGAACTGTTTAATTCGATCGGTGTTATAATTATTAAACATTCTGAAACAGTTTCATCTAATCAGATTGGAACGCCCGGTATTGGATTTACAGGATTAACTTCTGAATGGCAACAGATTTATACACGAATTTATTCAGAATTAGAAAATCCAAGTTTCTTTGGAAATTCATTAACGGTATATGCAAAACTTTCAGGTGATGATAGTATAGAAATTGATGTTACATTAACTAATTGTGATACATCTCTGGGCACTGGATACGACGAATACTCTAATTATTATTGTGGTGTTGGGGTAACAGGATCAGATCCTATAGGTACTACCAACGGATCTTATGTTATTGGCGATTTATCTATTGGATTAGCACAGCAACGTGCAGATGATGCTCACCACAGTGGCTTGGGCGTTATAACAGAAATGCCAATCTATAGTGTAGTATCAGACATTTCAGAGATCAATAGTTAATTATTTTAAATTTATCTTGACATTTTAAACTTATTATGATATTATAATAATAATATCAATATAATGGAATTACGGCAATGGAAGATTTAAAAGATATACTATCTTACAGAAATACAATGCGCACCTTCAGTCTTAATAAAAAGGTTATGCAAGATAAAGCATCAAGCGCACTAATACATCATGAAAATGGCGGATCATTTGATATAACTCAAGAACTTATTGGGTTCTTGAATTATGCTGTACAACAAAATAAGACAACAATTGTTATTCTTGATAGAAATAATTTACCGATTAAGATAAATGACATTCCTAAATTATTAGAAACTATATCTAACAAATACTTTGAAGTTGTAAATGATTTTTATATTCAATATGAGCAATTACGTAGTTCTTCCAAAATTGAAATAGCATTAGAAATATAATGAATGGTATAATAATATTTTCTCATAATAATGAGTATATTGATTACATTAAGATAGCATGCGCGAGTGCAGGCTATGTCAGAAGAAACTTGTCTGGATTTGATGAAATATGCTTAGTTACCGATGTTGAATCATTGTCAGGCAATGAAGAATTGGTCAATGCATATTTTGATAGAGTTATAACCATACCAGTTCCCGCTGATTCTACTATGCGTACCTACTATGATACACATAGGGACAAACGCGCCGCCAAATTCATCAATACTAACCGAGGCAATGTATATGACTTATCACCATATGATGAAACTCTAGTAATTGATTGTGATTATTTTGTCATGACAAATGAATTGGACCGTGTGTGGGGCAGTAAAAATGATTTTATGATTACTAAAAACTACTCTGATATTTGTAATAATAAACTATCTAATGTAACTAAAATATCCAACACTAGTATTGATATGTATTGGGCAACATTACTTTATTTTAAAAAGAGTGAATTCACTTCTATGCTATTCAGTATGGTAGATATTATAAAAAATAATTGGCAATGGTATTATATTAGATATTTGTGTAATACAAAACTGTATCGCAATGACCATACGTTTTCGATTGCACTTCATATTATCACAAATGGGAATGACGATATCGTTCCAAGATTGCCCATACATTGCCTAATGAATAGTTTTGACACTGACAGAATATTTAGAATTGATAGTCCTACTAATATTTTAATGCTGACTACGATGAATAAAAAATATACTAGTATGGTTAGGCTTCAAAATACTGATTTGCATATTATGAACAAGAGTAGTATTGTAAAAAATATAGATAAATTCTTTGAATACGGAGTTAGTCTATGAGTAGAGGTTATATTATAATTGCTCAAAATTCAGACGTTGACCATCTGCGATTGGCATATGCATTGGCACTTAGTATAAAAATTACACAGCAAGAAAATTCGGTTTGCCTATGTGTTGATGGTAGGACCAGCGATAAATTAGAACAAAAGCATGCGGATATATTCGACTACATCATTGATATACCCTGGACCGATAATGCTGTATCTTCGAAATGGAAAATAGAAAATAAATGGAAGTACGTTCATATGTCGCCATTCGATCAAACTATTATACTTGATTCGGATCAGTTATTTACGGCATCAGTTGACCATTGGTGGGACATTCTAGATGATTATGATGTATGTTTGTGTTCTAATGCTAGAACATTTAGAGATAAACCAGTAACAAGTGATTACTATCGTAAAAAGTTTACAAATTGTGAACTACCTGACATATATAGTAATTTCACCTACTTTAATAAATCTAAAAAATCATTTCAATATTTTAGATTAGTACAAGATATTATGGAAAATTGGGATTATTATTATTCTGTATTTTTGAAAGATGAAGGACAAGATTGGATAAGTGCTGATGTTGCATTCTCTCTTGCTGCAAAGTTGTTCCCATTAAATAGTTCTATTGCCACTAACACTGTTGTTCCTCAATTTATACATATGAAAAGCCATATACAGGATATACCAAATAAAAGTATATCATCTACTTGGAATAAAACACTACCAAGTTATGTAACAGATGATTTAAAAATTTTTGTTAATAACCAAGAAATATTATTACCATTCCATTATACTGAAAAGGATTGGCTTACAGATACGATTATTGAAAAATATGAGGATGTATTATGTTTGAGTGTATAAAAACTTTAACGGATTCGGATGATTACAAAATAGTTTATTTTGGTGACAATGGTGAAATTAAATCATTCGAAAACGCTATACTAAAAGATAGCAATACTACATATGCACACTTCAAAATTTCTGATATTAGTATGTTATTAGATGGCACACAGAAAATTGATGATTTTCATGTCATTTACAAAAAAGATACTCTAAGTTACTATATTGTTAAAAAAGATAAAAAACGCGGTATATCTATAAAAAATAATATACAAAAATTAGAACTACGCGATAACCCAACAATCGTGATTGATATTATAGATAGTGGAATTTCATTTCAACTAACTAAAAACATGTTAGTAGAAACGACATTGCTTGCTAAGTTAAATCAAAATTTCTACATTACGCTACTTGATGAACCAGATTTTATAATTGATATTCTGAATTTAAATTATGAAAAGTTAATTTCTGGTGAAAAATATACAATTAACTACATACATAAATATAATGATATAAGTATGTATATAACTGAAGAAATATTAGAAACTTATTCAATAGAGGATAAAAGAGTGACATGACTACCATTATTATAAAAGACTTGGATATATTTTATCTTAGTTATGATGAACCAAACAAAGAAGAGCATTACGCAGATTTATTAGAAAAATATCCACAAGCAAAACGAATTGATGGGGTCAAGGGATTTGATAATGCTCACAAGGCATGCGCCCGTGCTAGTAACTCAGACAGGTTTATAACTATTGATGGTGATAACATTGTTGACAAAAAGTTCTTTGATCTTGTATTAGATTTTCCTACTAATGTTGATTTAAGTAAAAGTGTAATATCTTGGGGAGCAAAGAATTTAACTAATGGATTAGTATATGGTAATGGTGGTATTAAATGTTGGCCTGTACAACTTGTGTTAGATATGAAGACTCATGAGAATGCAGACAATGAAACTAAAAAACTTGACTTTTGTTGGGATTTAGACTATAAACAAATGAATAATACTTATTCAATGATATTCAATAGTGGATCCCCATTTCAAGCATTTCGTAGTGGATTCCGTGAAGGTGTTAAGATGTCATTAGATGAAGGTAAAATTATCGAACCTTCTAAATTTAAAACTAAAGTTTGGCCAAAGAACTATCATAGGTTACTTACCTGGTGCAATGTCGGCGCAGACATAGAAAATGGTTTATGGGCAATATATGGAGCGAGATTGGGCTGTTACAATGTTAACTTTGATGAAACCTTTATCACTGAAAGTATTAGTGATTATGATTGGTTCAAGTCTTATTTTTATGATACGGTATATCCACAATTTTTGTCTGATAATTCTGAAGTTGACAATGACTTACTGTATGATGCGTCATTAGAAGTGGGTGATAAATTAGTAGATATGTTGGGAATGGAAATATGTGATCCAACTGTAGAAATGTCAAACTTTTTTAAATTAGTTTATACTAATCCTAAAAGAGTTCCAAATCCATTAGCAACAGAAAAATCAACCGGTTGGGATAGATAAAAATATAACTTAGGAGGTAATTATGGTTAAAAAAATAAGACTTTTGGATGCACCTGTAGATGAGGTTCAAGAAAGTAACAAAGAATTTAATGCTGAAATTCTAGAATTAGCAAAGACTATGGATTGGAAACTATGGGAAATATTACAATCGGTAAAACGTTTGGAAGAACAAATGAATAATAAAATGGATAAAGGTGTATAAATGCCCTTAGGACCACAGGACTTTTATAATAGACTAGACCATCACCATGCTGAGTGCAAAGAATGGGTAGTTGTAAATTGGAATTTGGGCAATATGTGTAACTTCACTTGTTCATATTGTCCTAGTATACTAAATGATGGTAGTTTTGGATGGAATGATTTTGAAATTATTCAGGAATTTATTGATGCTACAGTAGAACATTATTCATCTCGTAAAGTATATTTCGAATTTACTGGAGGAGAAGTAACCTTGTGGAAAGATTTTATTAAGTGCGCTGAATATATTAAATCCATTGGACACGACATTGGATTTATCAGTAATGGAAGTCGTACCTTACGGTGGTGGGAAAAAAACAAAGAGAAATTCGATCATGTTTGTTTAAGCTTTCACCCAGAAGAGGGTGATGCAGAGCATTTTCTTAACGTAGTTAAGATTATGAGTGAACAATGTCGTACACACGTAAACATAATGATGCATTATGATCCGGAAATATGGCCAGTCTGCCAAGACCTTGCAGAAACTGTTATTAGTACTCCTAATATTAGCCTTGCTTTGCAACCGTTAATTATAGATTTTGGCGAAACACTTTATACTTATACTGATGCACAAATAGAATACATTGATAGACAATGGCATGATCTAGCAAGTAATATAGAACACACTAAGTCTTGGCCTATATATCGTGGCAGTATGCAAATGCATGATGATGTTAATAATTTAAGTGAAAATAGTAGTGCACATCGTTTTATTAATGATAAGACAAATAACTGGAAAGGTTGGTTGTGTTGGAGTGGTATAGAACAGATTGTAGTAGACTTTGATGGCAGTGTAATGATTGGCTGGTGTAGAGTGGGCGGAACTCTTGGTAATATGAAGTTACCAAAGAATATCAAATGGCCAACTAAGCCTGTAATGTGTACAAAAAGTATGTGCCATTGTAACTTTGATATTATGAGTAAAAAAATATTGCCTAAAAATAGATATGAAGTGGTAGAAGACTAATTCATCAGTGTCATGTAAAAGAAGAAAAACAATGATCAAACATTATAATGAAACTTGGCAGTTTTATATTAGACAACTACAATTTACTAGTCGGCGTGGAGATTACATGCCATACTTTATGAATACAAGTTTGTATAACTTTATTGAAAGTTGTGATGATACTATTCTAGATATCGGCTGTGGTGAAAACAACCTAAAGCTATTTTATCCCAATATACATGGCGTAGACCGAACACTGGAAGCGGACACATTTGCATATGTGGATGATGAAGAGTTTGCTAACCTAGCGAAATTTAATTATGGGGTCGCAGTAAACAGTTTACATTTTGGAAACATACATGAAAATCTAGAACGTGCATTATCCAAGTGCAACAAAATGTGGATTAGTTTTAATGAAAATCAGCCTATTGACGAGTGGAAAAATATTGAAACTTGGCAACAATATGGCAATGTGGAATATTTTTGGCATGGACAGAAAGAAGACACACGACAGGAAATATACAACCGTCTTAAAGATGACCAATTATACTGGTACCTAGCGGAGATAAATAACAGAAAAATTGACCAAGATGTAGACACAGTGTATCAGAATACAGTACAACGTGATCCGTTTTTTGGTGTGGTTAGGGTAATAATCGAAAGAAATTAGTATGTATAATAGAGTTGTAAATTTTGGATGCAGTCACGCCTTTGGCGCTGAGATAGCAGGCAGTGGAATTATACATCATCCAACCAATATGGAATTAAATTTTGGAAACCATGTAGCTAAACTATATCAAAAAGAGTTTAAGATTGCAGCAAGATGTGGTAACAGTAATCGACAAATATTACAAGATGTAATTGAATTTGTAGAGCCTGGAGACATATGCCTGTTATCTTGGACTTACTTGGACCGCAAGTTGTGGGTATTACCTAGAAATACAGACCCGTATTCAAACTTTCACTATTCATCAATTCATACCATTACAGTAATGGAATCCCAATATTCCAGTACACTAAAAGTATTAGCTGATAAATTTAGTGACTTGACAGAAAAGCATCGACAAGATATTAACAAACAGCATTATTTTTTAAAAAAATCAAATTCAAAAAACCCAAGCATAATGGCAGTGGCCAATGCACATAATGAATACTATGCTCAAGAAGAAATTAAGATATTAGATTTTTTGGAAGTATATAGATGCGCTAACGAAATTATCAAAATTCGTGGTGCTCATGCAGTAAATTTTCATTATGATATTGAAAACGATTCTATCATTGAAAAATTAGCAGGTTATAAGGAAATGCAGTTAAAATACAACCAACCAAAAGACTCTTATCACGATTTTTCTGACAAGTTTACTGAAAAAGAACATACTGACTTTTTCTTAACATATGGACAGCAGATGGAAAAATCACGCTTGTTTGAATTTTATCGTAACGACCCCACAAGAGTTAAATGGGTTATTGATGAAAGACCTGTTCCGTTTAAGCAATGGTATTCATACAAATATTATAATGACAAATATATCTGGCCCAAAGGCAGACTTGGACATCTAGATGACCATGCACACAATGTTTTGGCAAGCCAAATTATTGATCATATGTCAAACAGGTAGCACCTAATAATTATTTTATTAATTGACATCTACCCAAATATAGAGTACAATAGAATCAAATAAGGAAACCAACAATAATGGCAATAATAAATAATCCAGTCATTCCTCTAGATAACAAGCAACTTCGCATGTATGATAGTACAGGCAAGTTTATTCGCATGAGTGTGGACGAAACTATTGCTAGAGAACAAAACAAATGGAAAGGCTGGAAGTGTAGTGCTGGTATAAGAGGATTGTATATTGATTATGACGGCAATATATGGAACGGCAACTGCGCAAGCGCAAATCAATATAGTAAAATACATACGCAAAGAGTAACTGAATTTACAGACAAGGCATTTCCTGAGGACGTAACTGAACTATGGAAAAAGTACAGAGAAAGTATAATTGGCGCCGATGGCAGCGAAGAGCGTAAAGATTGGCTTAATAAAAATACTGAAGCTGGATGGCCAATGCCCAAAACTAATTGGGAAAATAGTGAACAGCAAATTAAATTAATGGCAGAGATTGCACGACTTGAGGATGAATTTTTTGTAAAGAAAATTGGCGATAGTAATAATTTTTGGTACAAAGAATGGAGTAAGGATCCAGACAATTGGAAATGGACCAGTACACTAGAGGATATATCATCCACTTGGGGGCTATTAGGAAATGTTACTGAAGGTATAGACATACCTGAAGAATATGTAACTTGTCCGTTTAACAGTTGTGGGTGTGGCGCAGATGTGATATTAAGTAAAGCTAAAACAGATGAACATCTCAAGATGTTAGACGTAACAGCAAACGGTCACGCTGGTACTGTAAGAGCGCAAAATTATACAACCGCACCAATACAAGAAGGTGTCGCAATGGAAATGAACTTTTCAATACCCTACCAAATATTATGGGATCTAGGTCGTCGTTGTAACTATAGTTGTGACTATTGCTGGCCTGCAGTGCATAGTAATACAGAACAGTTTCATGACTTTGAAAAAGTTATTAACACAATTGATATGCTTTCTGATAATTGGAGTAACGGTCAGCCTATCAGATGGAACTTCGGTGGCGGCGAGCCTACTATGCATCCAAAATTTATGGAAATATTAAAGTATTTAAAAAGCAAAGGACATTGGATACTTGTAACAACTAACGGTTCTCGTAGTACCAAGTTCTGGCGTGAAGCTAGTCAATATATTAACAGTGTTAACATGAGTGCCCACTTTGCTAGTATGGATTTATATAGAGGTAACGAAGATAGATTTATTGAAAATTGTAAAATAATTATGGATCAACATGATCAAAAAGACGATGATCATTGGTTGGAAATAAAACTAATGGTACCCAGTGGATTTTTAGACAGGGCGCAGTTGTTACGTGATAGGTTACTTGAAATACCACAGTGGCATACACTTGGTGCAAATGGCAGACCTAAAGGAGAAATAAGTTTAGTGCCTATCAGAGATATTTCTAACGCCTCAGAGCTAACTAAATATAGCGATAACGAAATAGAATTCTTTAGGAATCAATCATGAACAAAGATGATATACTTGTGTTATACTCGGCTGGTACTGGTGGGGAATTTCTGACCGGCCTAATTAGTCGCACAGTTGATGATATAAATACATTAACACCAACAGAAGTAGGACCAAATCACTGGAACCTTGCATGTCGTCGGACGTATGTAGACGTTTATAATGCTAATCCTGAAAAATTTCCTGATGGCATAGACAGTGGATATACTGGTGAAACAGACAAGGCTATTAATATATACAAAGATCACTTAGTAGATGTTGACATTTTAGCTGATTACTGGTATAATGACATGACAGTTATTGCATTAGGCTTACCTAGTCATTACCAATATTGGGCAGAGATAACATGGAAAAAATTACACACTGTTAATATAACAACTGACAAGAAAACTTTTATTAAAAATCATGCATCAGCATTAGAAGAAACATATAATATGCTACACGAGTATAAGCAACGCTTTACCAACTTTAATGTTATTGATATTGGATGTCAGAATTTTTTGTCAACTATCTCCTCACAGTTGTGCAGTATAGCACAATTCAGTAATATAAATAAACAGAAGTTCGATGTTGAACATATGAAATGGATAGATAAAAATAATGGACTCAAATAATAGATTTGACCTAGACGTATTTAGGTCACATGAAGAACGAATTTCAATGGTTCAAGATGCAGATTGCCCAGTTGAGGTTCGGCGCATTGTTGCAGAACACGATTTAGATCCGGAGGTGCTGTTTGCACTTTGGGTAGTAAATCTCAAATACAATGATGAAATAACTAACAAATGGCTTGTTAAAAATCTAAAGATGACACCAGACCAACTCCAAAAGAAGTACACCACCTGGCTATCAAAAAATACTCCTGAGTATAGTGTTTTTTGTTCACTGCCGTGGAATCATGTAAGCACAAATGCTGATGGTAGTCTCCGTATGTGTTGTCAAATGATTGATGATCACGCAGAATATCCATATGGAAGTTTATTTGATGATTCTGGTAATGTTATTACAACTGATGCTGATCTTAGTACTATGCGAAATGCTCCTGGATGGAAAGATATACGCAAACAAATGTTGCAGGGTATAGATCCAGAAATTTGTAAACTATGCACTAACGAAGAAAACAATGGAATCGGATCAAAGCGAGACTGGAGTAAACTTAAATATCCTAAAATATACAGTCAGGCATTAGAATTAACACAAGAAGATGGTAGTATTAAAGATGAAGACTTTCCTATTACATATTATGATTTAAGATTTGGTAACAAATGCAATCTTAAATGTCGTAGCTGTGGCCCTACTGATAGTAATTTATGGTATGAGGATTGGTATAATACACACGATGATCATAAGTTCGATGTCAGGGGTCATGGTAATGTAGAAATTATAAAGAAAGAAGACGGAACATTCACTGTACCGGGCGTATTTGATTGGCACGAAACAGAAGAAAATACAATGTGGTCTAAGATTATAACAGAACTTCCCAACATTGATAGATTTTACTTTACTGGTGGCGAGCCAACTATTAATATCAAACATCGTAAATTATTACAAATATGTATTGACCTAGGGTTAGCTAAGAATATACATTTGGATTATAATACAAACATGGCAGGTATACCAGGTTCAGTGTTCCAACAATGGAAACACTTTAAAAGTGTTGGGTTAGGCATGAGTATTGATGGAATATATGAACACTTTGAATACATACGAAATCCAGGTAGATGGAAAACAGTTGAGAAAAATTTAAACCGTATCGAAAAGGAAGAAAATTTTAACAACCTTTCAGCCGCCTTTACACTGACATTAAGTACTATGAATGTACTTCACGTATTAGATATGATATGGTGGATGCTGGAACAAGATTGGAAGAAAATTGATAAGCGAATAGTTATCCATAACTTGTATGGGCCAGAACATCTCAATATTCAAAACCTGCCAGAAGATGCTAAGATTTTTGTACAACATCGATATAAACAGTTTATAGATGTTTTAAATCAAAAATATGGCAAACCTAATGAAATAGCCGCTACACATACTATATGTCAGAGATTGCAGGCAGTATTAGATCATATGTTTGCGAAAGAACATAATCCTGAAATATGGAAAAAGTGGTTTATAGAAGCCGATAAGTATGATAAACAACGAAAAGAAGACTGGCGAAAAACTATGCCAGAAATTGTAGAATTGCTAAAGGAAACAAATGAAAAAAACGCCCGAAGATCTAGAGTTAAACTTGCAAAAGCAGGTAAAAAATAACCCTGCATTCTGTATTATGCCGTTCAATCACAGCTATGTGACGACTACAGGTGCTGCTAATCTATGTTGTATTGCTGACTGGGGAGACCCTATTGAAAATGATGTCAGTGGTAAAAGCCTGTTGGATATTTTTAGAGGCGAAGAATATAAACGTATTAGAACGAATATGCTTAAAGGCATTAAGGAAAGTCGCTGTCATATATGCTATGGGCAAGATAGAGATGGTGGCGGCGGCAGTGACAGAGTAAGTCAAAATGAACGTTACTTGCGTACATTGGGTAATGATTTTGAATTAGATATTGATGTACAGTTTCCAACTTGGGGTGATCTACGTCCTGGAAGAATGTGTAACTTTGGCTGTAGGATGTGTTGGGGAGCAGTTAGTACAACTATCGACCAAGAAAACAGAGAACACCCAGAAACACAAGAAGTATCATGGGATAAACCAATTGATGTTGGTGAATGGCTTGATGACCCTATTGCTTTTGAAAGTGTTAAAGAATCCGTTAAACATATGGATGTATTAAAACTTGCCGGCGGCGAGCCACTGTTTATGCCTGGTGTAATTAAATTACTGAAGTGGTGTATAGACTCAGGCAATACACACATTGCGCTTGATATTACAACCAATGGTAGTCGCACTAAAGGCAAAGTAATAAGAATGTTGAGTAAATTTGATAGTGTGTTTATACAATTTTCAATGTGTGGAATTGGTTATACTAATGATTATATCAGATATGGGGCAGATTGGAATGAATTAGATGTGGCATATAACCAATATGCACAACAAGATAACATCACTCTCAACTTACTAGCTACCGCACAAATTTATAATATTTTTGATTTAGTAAACATAATCAAATATTGGCACGAAAACGGCGCACAACATAACTTAATCTTTAATGTTGTTAACTTTCCTGAAGATCAGAGGTTTGATCTATTACCTAAGGATATGCGATTAAACATCGCAAATGAATTAGAAGAAGCAATGCACAAATATGTTCCTACTCATTTACATAATGTATCTAGACTAGACCATATTATATCAAAGTTGAGATTAGATTTTGATTCAGAAGACATTGCTAAAAATAGAATACGTTTAGCTAAACGAACACAAATGTATGATCAAATTAGAAATCAAGATATTGGATTAGTTCACCCTGAATTAGAGAGGCTTTGTTCTGAATGGCTACCGACGACAACAACATAAATCCGTTTGATAGTGGTGACAGAGATCAAGTCATTAAAACTATGATCCGACATGATAATAGTCATTTGGGCAAAGATACAATGGATGTCCAAGATCCTAAATTTGTAGAGTATTTCAACGAACAATATTATATACAGCACCCAGAACATCGCAAAACATACGCATACTGGAGTGAACTAAATCCACGTAAAAGTGTAGGTATACGGGTCGCACTTGTAACTCCTCCCAGTTGGGGAGTAATGTTTCCACCTTATAGTACAGCACGATTAACTGGCTTGTTGAGACATTATGGGTACGGAGTAGACGTATTTGATACAAATATCGAATGTTACCATCATGTTAAAGCCCAGGGCAGTAAAGACTGGTGGAACAGTATCTATTTTTTCTCATGGGATGACCCACAATACACTACTGATGTACATCCTACAATTGTCAGTGTATTAGATAATCATGTGGATAAGATAGTAAATTCTAATGTTGATGTAATTGGATTTAGTGTATACCAAAGTAGTATTATGGCCTCAATGTATATGATTAATCAAGTAGCTAAACGAAGGCCAGACGCTCGTATTGCTGTTGGCGGACCTGAAGCATTCAATAGTTGGTTTTTAACTAAAATGCGTGATGAATTTAATTTTGATATATCTCAGATTGACTTTGTTATTCAAGGAGAAGGCGAACAGGAACTACTTACGCTATTAGAAAATTTACGTGATTTTCCAGTACGTGATGAACCTTATGTTATGGGTGGATTCAAAAGTAGACTTGATTTAGACAGTTTACCATTTCCAGACTACGATGATTTTGATCTAAGTTTATATGAACACCCGGACGGCGCAAGTATTGAAACTTCACGTGGATGTGTAGCTAAGTGTAGCTTTTGTGCTGAAACCCATTTTTGGAAATTTAGATATCAAAAAGCAAATCGTGTTATTGAAGAAATGAAATACCAGATCAGTAAGTATGGGATCAGACGATTCTGGTTTGTAGATAGTTTAGCTAATGGAGCATTTACTGAATTTAAAAATCTAGTACATGCAATAATTGACGAAGGTTTAGATATTCGTTGGAACAGCTACGCCAGAAATGATGGTCGTATGGATTTAGATTTGTTTAAAAAAATACACCAAAGTGGATGTACTGTTCTTAGTTTTGGTGTTGAAAGCGGCAGCCAAAAAGTTCTTGATGATATGCAGAAAAAAGTAAAAATATGGGAAATTGAAAACAACCTTCGAGATGGACGTATTGCTGGAATGACAAATCATTGTAACTGGATAGTTGGATTTCCAACTGAAGGCAAGGAAGAGTTTTTACATAGTTTAGAATTGTTATACAATGTTAGAAAAGATATGTACGCAATTAGTCCAGGATATACATGTGGTGACGCACCATTTAGTGATATGCAATTACAATGGCGAAAATATAAAATTACATGGAAAGAAGGTCCAGGTGATATGAACTTCTTGGGTAAATGGTATACAGACAATTATGAAAATACTATGGTACACCGTTACATTAGATTAAAGCTAACAAATATATGGCTAAACATGAGTATAACACAAGCTGATGGAACAGTTATTAATACACAGTATAGACCCAGTTTAGAAAATAGTTATAACATTAAATGGAATACTCCTGGAAAATTTGTTGAACGGATAGAACAAGAGAAACATAACTTCGACTATTGGACTGGAGACAGTGTACAGGAAAAATTTAGTGCTGACTTAGCAAATGAGTACCTTCCGTATATTTGGTTGATGTGGAAGACTATGGGTGGTTTTGAATTCGAAGTAGACATTAACCCAGATTATGATTTTGAAGAATTTGGGACATTTGTAACAGCACCATATTATGGAAATTGTAAAGCAACTGTATCAGACAATGGTGAATCGACTATAACTATTACGCATTATTTTGAACATAGAACACTTACTGACGATAATGATATTGCTAATATCGAAGTAAAAAGAGAAGACATGTCTTTCCCTAGTAACACGTATACATTTACTGGAAACATTGACCAATTTGATAGTGTAAATATCAGTCTGGAGCAGTTATAATGAGTAAAGTACTATTCAGTCTTTCAAATGGTGTTGACGGAGAAATACAATTAAGAGATAATGATTTTGTAGAGTTTTGGAAATTTGTATTCAAGCGTAACCAAAAACTGCTGGGTGTTAGAAGAGATAAGCCAGTCGGACAACGATATTTTATATATGACACTCCAAATGAAAAACAATACTGGAACATGTTTAATATTGATGTAGAAAAACGTTGGACTGACACTATTGATATTCGACAAGACTTTGTTAACAAAGTAAATACCTCTATTGATGCGATTAAAAGTTCTGGATTTAATTGGCAGGGCGGGTATATTAATATGAATAGTAAAAATGAAGATTGTAATCGTATACATCGATGTTTTACTACATTACACTTAACAAAAACAACTGATACACTAAATTTAAGCGATGATCAGAAGCGTGAAATAAAATATAAAATGGCAAACCTAAACCAGACAGATGCTTGGTATTATATTAAATATTTAGATCCGACATTAGCAAATGTTTTTGATAATCATGATTTGTTTTCTAAATATATGACTATTGAAGATGATTTGCACACTATTAATGCCTATGTACATCGAATCGAAGACCATGGCATTCTCAGTAAAAATACATGGACTGTTATGAAACAATTTTTAGAAATGCAATCATCTACTAGTATGTTTTTACCAGCACTGGATTGGAATTCAAAAGGTCAAGATGGATGTACTGACACACTGCGTATTGATTTTAATTTTTCAGATATGCGTTCACAGGATTTAACTATGTACTCAAGTGATGATGCATACAATGTATATGATTTAAAAAACATATTGGGGAAAGATTATGAAACCGCATGGTACAATAACGACGATCCACGTGAATGGGATGTATGTAACAGTTTCAATACTACTAAAGGTGGATTTGAAGTACGACCATATCAAAGTCTTTTAACTAAAAATTATATTAAGCCCTGGGTAGATAGTTACAATTTTCCAAGTGATGAACATATTATATCACCAATAGCCATTGGAAGCATAGATCAAGATTGGTTACGTGAACATTGTTATAGCAATATATCTGACGACCTATCTAACAAAAATAGTTTAACTATTTCTGCAGTAGACTTGGTTAATTAGGAATAATTTATGAGTGATGAACCATCAGAAAATCCGTTCTTTAACGAGGATAGAGACCAAGTAATTAAGCGTATGATTGAAGAAAAGCTCAATCATGCGGATAGTCATCTTGGAAAATTACAACCAAAATTAAATGAGCATACCTATACACATCCACGTGGGTATAATTATTATAGTGAAACGCACCAAATATTAAACCATAACGATAGTGATGGTATTAGCTTTGTTGTGGCACCAGCTTGGGGAGTATTATTTCCTCCTTATAACTTAGCAAGATTAACTGGATTATTACGCAAATACGGTTATAAAGTCGATGTACACGATGTTAATATACAATGTCATCAACATTTATTAGATACTAATTTTTATGAACAGCCTGGTATCGATAATTGGTGGCATGGACAACATTATTGGGTATGGTCTAGCCCAGCGTGGGAAGAAAAAACATTACCTGCACTACAGTCATTGCTAGATGAAGCAGTAGATAAAATAATCGCTGATAATAATTCAATTGCTGGGTTTACGTTATACACTAGTAACATTATGGCCAGTATGTATATGATAGAACGACTAAAAAGACTCGAACCAAGTGTCACAGTAGTAGTTGGCGGACCACAAGCATTTAATACTGATTTTGAACACAATACATTTGATATACTGGGATTCGATAAAAATTTAATTGACTATCGTATTGAAGGAGAGGGCGAACAGGAACTACTTACTCTATTAGAAAATAGACATTTATTGTCCCCATCTGATAATATGGTAACATTTGGTGGATTTCGAGGAAAGCTAGACTTAAACGAGTTGCCATTTCCTGATTACAGTGATTATGATTTAAACTTATATGATTACTCAAATGGCGTAAGTATTGAAACCAGTCGCGGCTGTGTCGCAAAGTGTACGTTTTGTGCTGAAACACATTTTTGGAAATATCGTTACAGAAAAAGTAATCGTGTTATTGAAGAAATGAAACATCAAATTAATAGATACGGAACAAGACATTTTTGGTTTGTGGATAGTTTAGCCAATGGCGCTTATACTGAATTTAAAAATCTAATACACGAAATTGTAGAAGACGGATTGGATATTACGTGGAACAGTTATGCTAGGTGTGACGGACGTATGGATGCTGATCTTTTCAAAATGATTAAAAAGAGTGGATGCTTGGGATTAAGTTTTGGAGTTGAAAGCGGTAGTGAAAAAGTATTAGTAGACATGAAGAAGTTGATAAAGGTTTGGGAGATTGAAAACAATCTTAGAGATGGCAAAGAAGCTGGATTGTTTAATCATATCAATTGGGTTATTGGCTTCCCAACTGAAGGACCTAGCGAAGTATTACACAGTTTACATGTTATGTATAATATTAGAAATTGGGTATACGCAATTAGTCCAGGAGCGACTTGTAATATGAGTCCGTTTAGTGATATACATGTTAACTGGGACAAATATAAAATTGCCTGGAAAGAGGAAGTTTACGATAATACATTTTTGAGTCAATGGTTTACTCACGGGTATGTAAACACAATTTTACATAGATTTATAAGATTGAAATTTGTTAACATCTGGTTGCTACTGTGTAAAACACATAGCGATGGTATTATTATTAATGCCCAACATCAGGAAGGAATTAATAATCTATTCGAATTCAAAACACTAACAGACGCCAAAGCTGTTGATTATATTCCACAACAATTTGGACAGCGTTTTGACTATTTTTCGGGCGACAGTTCACAGGAGCAATTAAGTGCCAGTCTTGCCAATGAACACTTGCCGTATGCTTGGGCATTATATCAAGTCTATGGACCATATGAAATTAAAATAACACATGATCAAGATTCGGACAATAATATGTACGGCCCGTATACTGCTAATCCATACTGGGCGACAGTTAATATGCGAGTCGACTCTGATGGAGAATTAACATTTAAAATATCGCAAAAATTTAAACACGCAAGTTTAAGGGGCGCAGAGGATATAAAACAAGTCAACACAATTGAATGTGTCAGAGAAGACATGAGTTTTGATTGGGTTGAACATCAACTAAGATGTAATATTACAGACTTTGATGGGAAACTGTCAGAAGATGAAACTTAAAGTATAGAAAGACAACCAATGAATAAACGGATATCACATAAGGGTATTTGCTTTGCTGCTGATGGATATAAATATCACTACTAGTGATAACTACTTTAATCACGGACTAGACGGAAAACGTGCTATTATAATTTGGACGTCCAGAAAGAACTAATATGACCAACACAGATTTAGTATTTTTTACAGGTGTTCCTGGCTCTCGTTGGAGCGGAATTGCACAACGTATTAAACAAGATCCTATATACAACAGTACTGACAGAGCTCCGCATCGTATATACCGTCACGGAGAGTTCAGTGGGCATTGTGATAGTTATTTTGGCACAGGTATGGAGTTTGATACTAGTTTAGACTATAGTAACCTAATAGCACCTTTTGAAAATACATCAGGAACATTACTACTAATGAGCCATGAGTGGCCTTATATGTTTGATGAGATCATTGAACGTTATCCATATGCTGATATACAATTAGTATACCGACCAAATGATGCGAGTTTAAAGTGGTGGCTAGAAGCAGGTGGGTTTAATATAACTTATCCTAACTATGAATGGTATGTTGATGTTGACGGCATGAAGAAAGAAATTGAACAACAGAATAAATTAAT